GTATGGACGACTTGGCTGCGCTCGTTGACGTCCCAACGTCGACAGAGGCCGTCGCTTCGCTTTTGACTCTCGTTTCTGGCGAACCGTTCGAGATGCCCTCTGCGGCGATGGAAAAGAAGTGTCGCTTTGCGTCACCAGAGTTTGTCGCAGTCACTGGAAACACCCAAGAGCTCGACACCGGGCGCCTTTTTCACAATCCCGAGGCCGTCAACCGTCGTTTGTGGATACACATCCATGCTTACGAGACGGGCGTTCCGAATGACGACAGGACGACCATGTTCTTTGACGTCTCGAAATACGACCGCATTGCCGGGAAGTATACGTTTGTTGCGAAGATGGATGAAATCAACATGATCCGATTTTGCGTTCGAGAGCACGCCGTTAGACACGCTTGGAACACCTCCTTTAGAGATAGGATGGCTCGTTTTGACACCAAGTGCCCGAAGTGCGTCCAGCCCATTTCCTTTTGCCCCTGTGACTTGGAGGTCGTCAAGATTAGGGACGGCGACATGCCGGTCGCCGTTGTTCCGATGAAAGTCGTCGCCACGTCTCTGAATGCGATGGGAGTCCCCCCACCTGTCCACCGTCAGGTGGCTGTGTCGACCTTTTGGGTTTTGACGGGCATATGGACTTCCTTTTTTGTCGCCACCTTTATCTCAACTGCGTGGGTGCCGGTTGTTTGTGGACTCATTTTCTTTCGTAGCACCGTTTTGCGCCTTTTCCGTTTTGGGCCACAGCACGTTTTGTTTGATTTCCTCGAGCCCATCACACGTGATTTGACGCGAGACGCGATTCGCGCGCTCGCTATCACGGCCCCAGACATCCTTGACAACGCAGTGCATCAAGTTGTCGGCCGCAGTCGCTACCGCATACATGACACTTTGCATGATCCAGCTCCTGGCTCGTCCCCGCCAGACGCGCGTATGCTGATGTGCGACGCCGCCTAAACTGGCTGGCGACGCAACCAGTGTTTCAAGCACTCGCCGCCGTTGTTGGCGTTTGGGCTCTTTGGCGTTCCATGGGGATAAAGTTTGTCTCGAAGAAAGGGAAGACGATGATTGTCCGTGCAGTTGGCAACCTAGCCCCTGTGCTTTCCGACACGACCGCTCTTGAGGCTGTGTTGGCTGGACAGGATGTTTTGAGGTTTCGGACAGAGAAAGGTGAGATGAATGGTGCGATGACTTTCCCGATTGGGGCGTCGTGCTTCATGACTGTCGGCCACTTGTTTCGCCTTGGGTTCCCTACGACCCTAGCTACTCACGTTTCGTCGAAGCGCTCGGTGCTCCTCGCCTCGAGCCAGTGCCACCACGATATGACTTCAGACGTCCTCGTTTACACGTGTCAAAGCGTTGTGCGACACGACATGCTGGAGGCATTTGCTGTTGACATTGGCGACATCGACGCTTCCGGCGATGCGAGCGTCGCCTATGTTGACGCGCTTGGCAAGCACCACATTTTTCAGACGACCTACACGACCGGGAGGAATTTGGGTTACACTTGGGCCGAGATGGGCTCCATGCTGCGTGCGCCCATGATCTTTGAGGCACCCTTCCACAGTGAGGTGGGCTCTTGTGGCAGTCTTCTCATCGCACACGACAAGAAGCGCGGGCGTAATGTCATCTGCGGCTATCTTTGCGCGTCTGCCATCGACGAAGCATGCGACCGCTCTTTCTTTCGCCCGATTGACCAGAAGAGCATCGTAGAGCCCCTCAGACGTGTCGAGATGGGCTTCCCTGCCAATGAGCCGATGATTAAAGGCGTGGCGAGGGCCCTTTTGGACCGATACACGCCCTGTGAGCAGAGCGCGAAATCTCCGTGGCGTGACCATCATCTCAAAATGGACCACGTCCCCTACATTATGTCTGCCACAGACCACAATCAAGGGAAGAGTAATCGCTATGTCCTAGCCCCTTGGGCTGCGGAGCTCTCTGAGTACCACGGTTTCAGAGCCGAGGACTACGGTCTCACTGATGGTCGCTCTGGTGTCGTTGAAGGTGTTGACCATCGTGTCTCCCCGTTCGAGCACGTGATTATGGGCACCGTCCAGAGTGACGATGATCTGTCCGGTCTTGTTGGCGTGAACTTGGACTGGCCTCGCTTCTGGCTCCTTGACAGGATCAAGCCCTTCTTTCCTGAGGCACCTTACAAACAGCCCATGACATTGGAGGAAGTTCTCAACGGACTCCCAGCCCCTGTCCTGAACCGTGTGGACATCGCAAAGAGCGCGACTTTCCCTGCTGGGAAGAAGCGCGACCACATGTACTACGTCGATGGGCGTTGGCATCTGTCTCCGTCCCTCGTGGCGTCGTTCAAGTACGCGCAAGAGGATCTCCTTAGTGGAGACTTTGTCATGATGGGGAAGATGTCCCACAAGGTCGACGAGGTTAAACCCATGGAGAAGATTATGGCGGGTCAGACGCGAATGGTTTTCGGGATCCACTTCGTGCACTTCCTCCTCATCAAGATGTACCTGGGCCCCATCCTCTGCTTCTTGTCGCTCTTTGAACGGTGTGTTGGCGTAAGTATTGGGATTTCTGCCACTTCACCCTCTTGGGACAAGACCTGTCGCCGGCTCCTGGAGTGGTCCGACACATGGATGGAGATCGACTACAGTAAGATGGACCGCAAAGCGCGTCGTGTCGTGCTTATCCAGGTCTTTCAGTTCTTCGTCTGTGTGGCGGAGGCTATTGGATACTCCCCGAAGCAAGTTGCGGCGCTGCGCACAGTCCTCAATGCTGCGCTACGCCCAGTGCTCTCTTACAAAGGCGACTTTTTCATGTGGCTTTTCGGATTCATCAGTGGCCTTTTCGGCACTGCCCAGATTGTCTCCTACGAAGCTTGGTATGTCTTCGCACTCTGCGTGGCGAAGCTAGCCAAAGCCGATTACGGTAAGTTCGACGACATGATGTGCGATCTCGGCACTGCCTTCTTTGGTGACGATACGTTGTTGGCCCCGCGACCGTCTCTCGTGGCGAGAGGTTTTACGCCTGTTTGGCTGACCTCGACGGTGGCAAGTTTCGGTTATGTGATATCCAACGGGACGGACAAAACGAAGCCTGTTTGCTTGGCTCCCTTTGAGAGTTGTGGCTTTCTCTCCAGGTGGTTCAAGCGTTGCGATTTCGCCGATGGGCGTGTGGCCTACTTGGGCGCGCTTCGTGAAGATAGCATCTACCGGATGCTCTTGTACATTAAGCGGCTTGGTCAAGGAGGGCCCGATCCTGTGATCGCCGCCGATTGTCTGTACAACGCGCATCGTGAATGGTGGCTCCACGGCCGTGAGGCTTTCGACAAGTTCACTCCCTTCTATGTGAAGAACCTCGCGCTGTTGTCTCAGGAGCGACCGGTCCACACTTTCGAGGAGCTGGCGTGGAAGTACTGGCACGACGAGTTCACGACGTGGACTGGCGGTGGACAGGCCAGCCAGGGCGTGGTCGTTATTGACGGTCTCTTGCATGAGTTGTGAGAGGCGTCGGTGGTTGCGAACCACTTG